GATTGTTCAAAGGTGGTGTTACCGCTGGCAGCGAGAACAACTGGTACCTGCGCTCGACGCTGGTGGCGCCACCGGTGGTGACGCCGCCGGCTGACCCCGAACCCGAGGTCCCTGCCGAGCCGGCCCCCGAACAGCCGGCGGTTACCCCGCCGGTTGCCGCTCCAGCCCCAGGGCAACTGGACTTGCCCGCCCCGATCGCCGGCAACCAGAGCCTGCCGCTGTATCGTCCCGAGGTCGCGGTCTACGCCGCCGCCCCCAGGGGGGCAGCCATCGTGGTGCGCCAAGGGCTGGGCACCTTCCATCAGCGTCAGGGCGACCAGCAGTTGCTGGAGGGCCAGGGCGCACTGCCCGCTGCCTGGGGTCAGGCCTACGGCGGCGCACTCCGTCAACAGTGGAGTGGTACGGTCAGCCCCAGCCTCGATGGCGACCTGTATGGCTTCAAGGTTGGTCAGGACGTGTACGCTCATGTGAGTGATAGCGGTGCCCGTCAACACGCTGGGGTATACCTCAGCCAGTCTCGCCTGACGGCCGGTGTCAAGGGCTTCGCGTTGGCCCAGGAGAACCGTAGCGTCGGTGACTTGCGCCTGGATGGAAAAAGCGCAGGTGCGTACTGGAGCTGGGTGGGTGCGCAAGGTGGCTATCTGGATGGCGTGTTGCAATACACCCGTCTGGATGGGCGGGCGCGCTCGGACCGAGGCGACAAGTTGGACTTGGACGGGGACGCCTGGGCCGCTTCGCTGGAAGCCGGCGTGCCCGTAACCTTGTCATCGCACTGGGCAATCGAGCCGCAGGCACAGGTCATCGCCCAGAAGACCAAGTTCGATACCGCAAATGATCGCGTCTCGCGTATCGACCATGACGCGCAGGTTGAACTCACTGGCCGCATCGGGCTGCGCCTGGAGGGACGATTCCAGCCCAACGGTGCCCGGCTGCTGCAGCCCTACGCGCAAGTGAACCTGTGGCATGGGGACGGCGGCAGGGATGCGCTGGTCTTCGACAAGACGGACAAGGTCAAGACTGATTACCGCTACACCGCCCTGCAAGCCGAAGCAGGCGTTGCAGCGCAACTCAATACTTCGTTGAGCGTGCACGGCGGGATTCAGTACACGACGCATCTGGATAGCCGTGAACAAGAGGCCAGCGGCGTCAACCTGGGCGTACGCTGGCAGTTCTGACAAGTAAGCGGGGCGCGCGACCATCGCGCGCCCTGCCCTTGACTAACGCCGAACGACCAACAGCCCTGCCCCTGCGCTTGCCAGCAGCGCGGCACTGGTGCGATTGAACAACCTACGAGGCCGCGGCCGCGAGAACCATCGCTGCAAATAAGCGCCCACTGCAGCGTAGAGCGCGATGGCTGCCCATTCCAGCAATAGAAACAAAACCCCTAGTAACAGGAACTGTTGGCCTACCGGCACGGGGCTGGCGACCGATACGAACTGTGGCAGAAAGGCTGTAAATATCAGGATGGCTTTCGGGTTACCCACCGCATGACAATATACATTTTTATTAGCCACGCCCCACATCTCGGATGGCCGGCCGTAAACCGAATTCATTGCTCTATCTGGCTCTATCGCTATACTGTATATAAATACAGCATAGCGAGTACTGACCATGACCGCCGACATCATTAGCTTTCCGATACCGACCAAAGCTGATCAGATCCCCAAAGAGATGGAGGAATTTTTCGCCGACGTTCCTTTGGGTTTCCGTTCAGAGCATTGCGCGCCTTCACGCCATGCCCTTGAGTGGAGCGTAGAAGCACTGGCATTTCGTTCGGGCGTTTCACCAGACGCGATCCGCAGAGTCGAGCTCGGAGATGAATTGCGGCGCGTCACGATGCAGGCGCTCGCTTTTGCGCTTGAAGCGAAAGGGCTCATTTTCTTCCCTGGACACCCTCCCCTGCGCTCTGACGACTGCCGAGGCGCAACACCTGATCCCAGAACCAGAGGCGACTACCATCTGATCGAATAACTGCGCGATCGGAGGCTAGGCGGGCCAACCGGACTTTAACCGAGGTACCCGTCAAGCCTTGTTCAGCACTGCAACCTTCTACGATAGCCGTTCCGCGACCGCAGTGAGCCTAGTAAGCGGGATATCGATTTGAACCCGCCGCCATGTCGCGACAGACAGTTTTAGACACAAAACACTGCTTCCAACTGCCTATACAGGTCTTGATTAAAGATCTAGCCGCCACGCCTACCTTCGCCTCCAACGTTTACCCCCCCCTAATACCGCTTGGATACGATAACAGCACCAAAGCGCTTCACATCATTCTGCCTTCATGGCAATCTGACCTCAGATCGCCAACCTTCTGGTTTAGGAGCAATTGAATAGCATGGATCAAAGCAGATCGGAACATATACTCAACCTTTCCAAGGAACTATTAGACGACATCGAACTTAGCAGAGTGCCTTGCGAGGCCTTGTTGCTTAAAGCTTCTAGATTAGCACGATGGGTTGGCTCTGAAGAGATTAAAGCCTGGCTATACTACGAGATGCATGGTTTTAACTCTCAGGACACAGTCTCGTTGAAATACATGGGAATAACAGGCCGCTGGATTGACCGAGAGAAAAACACGGGCTACTGGGGCCCGCTTGCACAACAAGAGGCTATAATACAAACCGAGCAAATGAAGCTCCGAACCTTGCAAACCCCCGACACTAGCGGTAACTGGGGGCTGCGAGTAATGGATATGTACCAGAACAATCTGAACTCAACATCCAAAGCCATATCTATTCGCAGCGCAATCAAATCCAAATCTCTTGCCACACTCCATAAATTTATCTCAGCGATTTATTACGAAAAACAGTTTGACTCTTTGGCTGAATCTATTTTTGAAAAATACAAAAGCGATATTGACACTCTTATATCTTCTCATTGCGGGACAGTTTTAGAACAGATTCCATCTGTAATGTCCAGACTTGCGGAAGGTTCCACCGAAGCCATTAGTCAAGCCCTGAGTTCCACAAGAAGAATTATAGACGCCTTCGCAGACTCCATATTCCCATCACAAGACACTCCCATGACAATCGATGGCAACGAAGTCAGTCTCGGACCGAATAGGCACCTGAATAGGATTAATGCCTTCGTGAACCAACGGGTAACTAGCAAGTCAAGAAGAACAAAAATCAGGCAAAATCTTTCCAACTTGTATGAACGTGTTTCAAGTGGTGTCCATGCTGAAGTTTCAGCAGATGAGGCTAGAGCGCTCTTTCTAAACTGTTACCTCTTACTCGGAGAAGTTCTCCACCTACCGAAGACTGAAGACTGAAGACTGAAGACTGAAGACTGAAGACTGAAACCTGCCAATTAACCTTCGACCTAGATATCAAATAGCACCTTAGGGACCACCTAACTCGCTTACAATGTCCAATAATATCGCAAAATAGGTGATGCGAAAATGATGACATCAAACCCCAATAAATTAGTTCCAATTAGCGATATATTCAACGGCAACAAAGCCCCAGCTGAAACATACATCCCCCGGGAAAACGGTAAATTTGAAGCGGAGCTCAAGCAAGGTCTTTTAGAAAAAGGGCTTTTGTGCTTACTTACCGGCTCGTCAAAGACAGGCAAAACTAGCCTTTATGGAAAAGTCCTTCAAGAGATGGACAAAACGCCCATAATTATTCGATGTAGCGCATCTCTTAAGAGTGAAGACTTCTGGAATTACCCTCTAGAGTCACTCGACTTCTCTCGATTAAAATCCACTGAGACGTCAAACACAACATCGTCGAAACTAGGCGGAACGCTTACCATGGGCTGGGCATGGTTAGCCGGACTTAAGGGCTCTCTTGCAGCCGAAGTCAGCGAAGCAAAAAGCGACTAACAAATTAAAGATTTGATCTTAGCAAAACCCTCACCTACGCACCTAGTCCCACTCTTGCAAAACACGAACGCCATTCTTGTGGTAGAAGACTTCCACTACTTAAGAGAAGACGTTCAAGTCGAAATCTTTCAGCAATGGAAAATATTTACCGATAACGAAGTCTCAGTTATTCTTGTAGGCACTACACACCATGGTGTGGACCTTGCCTTCGCCAACTCAGATCTTATCGGAAGAATTAAACATATTGACCTTAAAAGATGGTCAGATGTGGATCTACAAGCAATCGCAAGAACCGGACTAGACCTTTTAAATTTCCAAAACAATTCCACCATTTCTAACCTTATAGCAAAAGAAAGCGCCGGACTACCTATACTGACACAACAAATTTGCCAGCAGTTGTTCACAGATAAAGGGATACATCTGCGGGATCCGAGCCTGCCTATTACCTTTACAGCAACAGACACCCACAAAGCATTGCATAATGTTGCAACTAGTCGGTATACCCACTTTGCTCAGTGGCACGAGCAACTTGTGCACGGCCCTAGGAAAAAGGCTCGAAAATATGACACATACGCTATAATTCTCGCCTTATTCGTTCAAGATCCACCAAAATTCAGCTTAACCCGCTCAGAAATTGACGAACGACTTAAGCTTGCCGGCCTCAAACCCGAAGCTATTCCGCCTACAGCCTCTATAAATAGCACCCTAGCTAGCTTGGAATCATTCCAATCAGCGAGAAAATTCAATCTTCTCGAGTGGAGCAAGAGGGACAGAACTGTGTATATTCTCGAACCAAGCTTCCTATTTTATTTACGCTGGCGCGACAACAGAAGCACATCAAGCACTACAATATTTGAATTCTTTATTAATATTATAAAGTCAGCTTATCAGGCTAATAGCTCACAAATTAGCGCCCAGCATTATTCTCTCCCAAATGACACCCCCCAAAAAAAATGAATTAGCGTCTTGCGGTGTAAAACGAAAATCTTTAGTGCCTTGCTAATGCAACAGGTTTCCCTGCAATTTTCTAGCTCTGCCATCGGCGGTCCAGCTGGGCCGCCTCTTTTCACCTGGTGACTTGGCGCACGTAGGCCTGGCAGGCCTGCAATGCGATCAGCCCCCGGTCGCCTTCGTCGGTGATGGCGACAATTCGTTGAGCATGCGCAGGGTCAAGTTCGGCGCGTACGGCGTTAGGTACCACGCCTCCGGTGCCGGTGGCTTCTCGCACCCCACCGTCACAACTCGAGGCGACAAGTGCTCCTGCGTCGACAAAAACTGACAGCCGCAGATCAGAGGTAGCAAGCCTGTCGCGCAGGCGAGCTTGAGTTTGTTGAGCATCGTTCATTTCCTTCCAGTGCGCTTGAGCCTGCTCTTGCAGACGGGCTTCCAAGGCGCCCCGCGCCTTGCGTTGTTCATCCAGCCGATCTAGCGCCGCAGCTGCTGCCTTCTCCCGCTCAAGAAGATGCGCCCGGTCCTTCGCCGCCAGCTGATCACCGTAGTCGTCAGCCAGCTCGGCGAGCTGTTTCGTGTGAGCGTTTTCCTGCCATATCCAGGCTATCCGGGCGCCGGCAGCGCACCCGATCAGCAGCGCTACCAGGGTTGCCAGACGGATGCCCCAGACGCTCACTGCAGCACCTCTAGCGCCCGCTTGTAGATAGCCTTGCGATCTTCCAGACCGTTGGTACCACCATTGATACGCTTGGTGATTCCCAGGATGTCGGCCTTGTCGGCCAAGCTGTTCAGGCCCTCCTTCTGCCAGAACCACCCGGCCGACATCGATGCATAGACCGGATGTTCGAGCAACTCAGGAGTATTGAGCAGGCGACTGTCACCGAACAGGGCCTCGCTGCAGGCTTCGTAATTATACCGACCGGTCACCTGAATGAGCCCACGCCCCCTATACAGCTGGCCATCACCGTCTGCAGCAGGTGTATTGCCCAAGCGCTGAGCCAGTCGACCGGTGTCGTACTTTGACAGGTACTTGTCATTGCCAAGCTCACGCACGTACTGCAGCTGACCCGACTCGTGCCCGATCTGGGCGAGAAAGGCGGCCATACGCAGGCGCGTGATGATGGCGAACTTGCCCATGGTGGCGTTGAGCCCAGGAACAAAAACGCCGGCTTTCGAGCCGGCGTTCGGGTAGATCTTCTGAAGTTGTTGAACTGAGATAGCCATTGATTTCTCCAGTAATGATGACCGCGTGCGTCCGAGGGGTTACAGCTGCTCAACCTTGAGCGGCTTGCTGTCTTTCTTTTTCTTGCCAGAGGCCTTGGCCTTGCCCTTCTTGCCACCATTGCACTCGACAGTCGTGGTCCAGCCGGACTGGGTAAAAACTTGCTCGACACTGTCCACCAGGTACTCGCCATCAAGCCCCGGCTTGAAGCCCTGGGCATTGATCGAGCGTTCGGCAAACAGGTCAGTCCGGCCGGGCATTTCCAGGCGCACGCCGGCCGTACTGCGGTTGAACGCGGCCAGGCGCGCCTTGGCGGCCTGCTGGGCGGCGGTTTTGTTGGGGTAGACGTGACGGTCGGTGTGCACCGGCGGCAGGCCGTCCGGCGACTCGTCGTTGGCCAGCTCGACCACCTGCAACTTGCCGGTCTTGGGGTCCTGGTGCTGGGTCTTCACGGCCTTCTGTGAGTTGCGATCACCGAGGCGGAACTGGTACCGAGAAACGTCCGTCTTGTTGATGGTGATGACCGACAGCGCCTTGCCGGTGGTGCTCTGCCCGCCTTGGCGCGGCATCACCAGCAGCTTGCTCTCGGCCACCTTGGCGGTGCAGTCGTACTGCTTGGCCAGGCGGGTGACAAAGTTGTAATCCGACTCGTTGCGCTGGTCGATGCGCTCGACCTTGGTGTCGACCGGGCAAGACACCTCCCAGCCGTTGCGCTTGGCGATTTCGCCGACGATCTGCGACAGCGGCACGTTCTCCCAGCTGCCGCTGCGCACGGTCTTGCCGCTGCCGCGCATGTCGCTGGCCTTGCCGCGAATGACGATGGTGTCGGGCGGGCCGCTCAGCTCCACCTCGTCGACGGTGTAGGCCCCCAGGCGGGTCAATCCTTGGCCCTCATAGCCCATCATGACCACCACGGTGCTACCGCGCGCCGGCAGCGCAACGGCCTGATCGCGGTCGTCAATGCGCAGCTCGAACTCGTCCGACTCCATGCCGGGCTTGTCCGAGGTGCGCAGCAGCAACAGGCGGTCATTGATCAGCGCGGTAATGTCGTTGCCATCCGCGACGATTTGATACGTGGGTTTCATGCTTGCTCCAGGAACGAAAAACTCCGCACTGGGCGGGGTTCGTTACGCGTAACGCGGGTTAGCCGAACAGCTGCAGCAGCTCGACTGCAGGCGCCGGCAGATCCGGCAGCCGGATCAGCAGGCCGGCGCGGTACGGCTGCGCCTGCCTGGCCAGATCCGGGTTGGCATCAAGCACGGCCTCGACCGTGCCGTTGAGGTGCCCGTAATGATGCTGACAGATCACATCGAGCAGATCACCGTCAGACGTTCTGCAGGTCGTTGCCATAGCTCACAAACTCCAGGGTGAAGCCTTGTTTTCGGGGGATACCGCCGGCCAGCAGGTGGCTTTGCTCCTCCTCGATGCTGACCAGGCACCAGTCGCCCAGTACCTCGCCGTAGCCCGTCACCAGGTTCAACGCCCGCAGGTTGCGGCCGATGGAGCGCAAAGTGTTGAGCTGCTTGAGCCCGGCCTTGTGGTTCGGGAAAATCGCGCCCTTGAGCGTGATCTTTTCCTCCCCCAGGCCCACGGCCTGCTGCGCCACGCTGCGGCGTAAGCGCTCCTGCCCCGCCCAACGAAACGACGCCTGCCGGCGCAGCTCGTCAAACGCAGCCGTACCGAGGTTGAAGTAATACGGCTGGGCATTCGGCTCATGTGGCTGGATGATCAGCAGGTGCGGGAATGGCGCCACCGCCTCCGGTGTCGGCGTGGCCGAGCCCAGCAGCCCGCCACTGGGCAGGATGTTGGACAGCGAGGGGCTGACCTTGCCAGCCACCCGGTTGACCTCCGACGACACCTTGCTGGCCATCTGCTTGAAGGTGCCGAGGCGTTCCTGCACCTGACTGACGCCCGAGACCGCCCGGCTGTAGGTCGACGTTATCTGCCCGACCCGTGCCTGTGCCACACCGATACTGCGCACCAGCCGGCCCGCCTTGGCGCCCAGCTCGGGCGGCAGAAACGGGATGCTCTCCAGTTCGGACGCGGCACCGGTGATGCTGCTGATAGCGCCGTTGAGCGGTACTAGCATGCCGTCGGCGCTTTTACGGCCGGCCTCCCCCGCTGCCACCAGGCTGGACAGCGAAGATTCCAGCTGCTCCATGTAGGGCATAGGCCCTCCTTAAACGTGGGGTTGATCGAACAGCTGCGCCGAGGACATGCGCGAAGCGACTTCGCGCTGGAACGCCTCGAACATACTGCGCAAAGGCGCTTCCATTTCACGCACCAGCTGGGCCGGATCTTTCACATCGCCTTGCACGTCGACCTTGATGGTTGGCGAGAATGAAAACTCCTGATCCACCTTCGGCGCCGGTGGCGGCCCTGCCGTCTTGGCAGGTTGAGCCACCTCCGGCAGCTTGGGCGCCGGCGGCGCCGCCTTGGCCATTTCGCGCACCACATCGCCAAGCCCGGCCGGCGGCTGGGCTTGAGGTTGCGGCCGCACAAGATCGGCACCGGGGAACCGCACCTTGTTGGCCGCCAGGGCCGGGACCAGGAACGGGTCCTTCGATGCCGGGTCGCGCGGGTCATACGACACCTCGGGCTTGGCCGGTACCGGGACGGGTGCCGGTGCTGCTTGCTGCACCGCAGCCCCCAGTTTGGGCGCCGGTGGCCCGCGCTCGGGCTCTGGTTCAGCCTGCGGCCGCACCAGGCCACCACCAGGGAACCGCACCTTGTTGGCCGTCAGCGCCGGCAACAGGAACGGGTCTTTCGACGCGGGGTCGTGCGGGTCATACGACACCGCCGGTTCCACCGGCGCCGGGGTAACCGCCTCCCGTATCGTGCCGCCCAACTTCGGAGCAGGTGCTTCGGGTAGCGCCTCGGGAACTGCTGGGGGCTCTGATTGCGGCTGCGGCCGCACCAGACCAGCGCCGGGGAACCGCACCTTGCCAGCCGTCAACGCCGGCAGCAGGAACGGATCTTTCGACTCAGGGTCACGAGGATCGTACGAAACCGCTGGCTCCATCGGCGCCGGGGTGGCCACTTCCCGCACCGTGTCGCCCAGTTTGGGCATCGCCGGCTCGGGTTGTGCCTTCGTCGCCGACGGCGGCTCAGGATTGGCCGGAGCCGTAACGGGCTCAGGATCGACTTCCTTGGCCGGCAGAATCGATACATGCAACGCTTCACCCAGTGCCGGAGGTGATTCCGGCTCGGACTGGCCGTTGCCCGACTCATCACCAAACCAGCGCTTGCCCAGCCAGCCACCAAAGGATTCCCCCCCCATGCCCCCCAGGACGGCGCCGACCGCCCCGCCTACGGCGGTGCCGATCACCGGCACCACGGAGCCGATGGCCGCCCCAGCTGCAGCACCGGCAAGGGTGCCCGCCAGGCTGCCGGCGGCGCTGCCATACCCCTCGGCCTTTTCGTCCTTGGTTTCAGC